AATGGGAGAGGTGATCGTAGCAACTTCAGGCGCACCTACATCTTTCCCTCGTAAAATATTCCCAACACCGCTAGAGAAGCCATCCAATGAATACGAGCCAAAAGTCGCATAACTCATGTCACCACGCTCCTCTCTGTATATCTTCGTAACCGTGTCCTAGCACGTCTCCTATGGCCTGGGCAAGCTTGTTAGTATTGATGCTATTTGCCTGCATTGTGTTGTTGAGTGTGACATTATTGCTTCTTGTCTGCTTCTGTAGCGCGTCTAGAATGCCAGCCAGAAGACCTACAACCTGCTCATTATTGCCACTGCTAGAGGAAGGCGTAGACACCGATGTAGACACTGAAAAGGTGGGTGTGGGGATCTTGAGACCTTGCATAAATTGCTCTGTCTTGGCTGGATTCCATACAGACGCACCTTTAGGTAAGTTCACAAGCATCTCTTTGGCGTGCACGTAGGCCAGTCCGCCTCCAAAGTTCTCTACTCCAGAGTCGAAGTGAGGGAGGATACTACCGATAGATTTGCCTACATTGAACGGTAAGTTGATAATGTCAGCTCCTACTTTAGAAATAATGTTACTTAGACTTTTAAACCAATTGTATGCATCAATGACCCAATTAATTAGATCTGCTATCCCGTTTGCCATGTGGGTAAAGCCATCAATTGTAACGCCAATCACAAATCCCACGATATCAAGCGTATCTTTTAACCCTCTAAATGATTTATTTACATGATCGCCTACCAACCATGCTAAAAAACCAAGGATAGGCACTAGAAGGGGTGCTATTGTATTCCACAAGCGTTGCAGCGAGTCACCTAATTTGCCAACACTTGTCTTAAAACCGTCAAAATGAGGCATGATATCATTTACGATGATATTGCCCAAAGACTGAAATACAGGCACAATATACGTTTGTATCCAATTCCAAATATTTTGAAGTACAGGTATAACTTTCGTCTCGATAAATGTCTTGAAATCATCTAGCTTCTTTTGTGCATCCTGTATCTTGTCTCCCCAGTTTTGAAACAGAGGAACGATATTATTCTGTATCCAATTCCAAAGTTCTTGCAGCTTGGGTATAATTTGCGTCTCGATATAGGTTTTCAGATCGGATAGCTTATCTATCACATATGTTTTTATGTTATTCCCCCAGGATTGGAGAACCGGGACGATATTGTTTTGCACATAATTCCAGAAACCCTGCAGGTTGGGCATGACTTGTGTTTCAATATAGGATTTTAAGTCGTTAAACTTATCTATGACATAGGTTTTGATATTGTTTCCCCACGACTGGAGGGTAGGGACGATTTGCGTCTGGATATAATCCCAGAAGCCAGAAAGTTTGGGCATGACTTGCTGATCTATGAACGTCTTTAGATCGTTAAACTTGTCTATCACCCATACCTGTATATTATGTCCCCAATCCATAAGTACAGGCACAATATTATTTTGAATGTATCCCCAGAAGCCTGATAGGGCTGGCATGACATTCTTGTCTATGAAAGCTTTGAGATCATTAAATTTATCGATGACCCAGATTTGAATATTGTGTCCCCAATCCTGCAGGACTGGCACAATTCTATTTTGAATAAATGCCCAGAATCCCGAAAGATTAGGCATGATATTGGTGTCGATAAAATGCTTGAGGTCTGATAGTTTGTCCAGAACCCACGTTTTGATTGCGCCTCCCCACGACTGCAAAATAGGCACAACCCTGTTTTGAATAAATGCCCAGAATTCTTGCAGTTTGGGCATGATCTGGGTATCGATGAAGGATTTGAGGGCAAATAATCTATCTAGGACCCACGTTTTAATGAAGTTCCCCCACGATTGCAGGATAGGAATGATGTTCTTCTGGATGTAGACACCAAATGCGGTCAGAGCAGGCACTACCACGTTTTGCAGGAAGCTTGCAAAGCCGTCCATTACTGGCATAATGTGGTCAGTAATCCAGCCAGTTATAGCAGCCAAGGCTGGCATGACTACCATGCCTATTTGCTCTTTGAAGTCATTGAAGCGGTCGGTGAGGATCTGCCAGCGGCCTGCAAATGTCTTGGTAGCGTCTGCGCTTCCACCGAATTCTCTTTGGAGTTCTGCAAGCATGATCTTTTGAGCGCCTGCTGTGTTACCAGCCGCTACCATCTCTTTGATCATGGCTTTCTGCTGAGCAGTGAAAGTGACGCCAACGCGCGTGAGGGCTGTGAGTCCTGTAGCAGGGGCATTTAAGGCTTTACCGAGCTGAATAGCGCTGCTCTTCACGTCTTGGCCCATAGCCTTGCTCATGTCGAGCATGGTTTTCGTGGCCTGCGGAAAGACATCCTTACCTATGCCCGTAAAGGTGAGCAGGAGGTTTTCGCCAGACTGAACGGTATCACGGGAAAAGAAGGTGACTTGCCCTAAGGAGGTTGCAAGATCGGTGATTTGTTGAGCAGACAGGCCAGCAGCACCGCCTGTGGATTTCACGGCATCATTGGTCTGTTTGAGTATCTCTTCGTATGTTTCAGCAGGCCCGACAACCGCATCTATGGCGCCTTTCACGGTCTGGATAGCCATTTGCACACCCATGAAGGCGAAGCCAGCCTTGGATGCAAATTCCAGCAGTCCCCCGCCTGCCCCCTGAAATTTTGAGAACATGCCCCCGCTTGCTTCGTTGGAGACGGTTTCCGTTTCAACTATCTCAGAACGTGCGCTTTCCATGTTTTCGCGCATATTAGCGGCAAAATTACTTACCTTCTCAGTGACAATTCCGACGACATTTTGCACACCTTCAAAGCCCGCTTGGATGCCGCTTGCAGCTGTCTCCGCAGACTCTTTGAGGAAGGTGAACGCTTTGGCCAGAAAGTCACTCTTCGCAGCCTCCTCAGCCATGGCCGTTTGAAGCCGGTCAGCTTCTAGCTGTACTTTCGACATGGCCACGCCGAGTGCGTTCTCTTTGGCGGTGACGTTCTCAGCAGCGAGGCCCGCCTTGGCTTGCATGAGTGCCAACTGCTCAGCAGAAACCTTGCCACCTTGTGCCGCATCCTGAGCTTTCTTGAGTGCCAACGCCGCTTGTGCTTGCGCTACTTCGAGCTTTTTTGCAGCCTCAGCAGCTTTTTGTTGAAAGGTGTCTAGCTTCGAGAAGTTTTCGCCAGCCGCTACAACCTGATTGATTCGATCTTTGGCCACGTTCAGGCTATTCTCAAAACTCTTGAGAATGGCATCTGAATTACCTGCTTGTAGATCTAGTTTCCAGATTGTTTGGTCTGCCATGACTCTCCTAAATCAGTTGAATAACTTCACCTGTGTACTCTTGCGGTTGCGGGAATTGATTGAGCACTGCTTGTATTTCACCTTGTGACTGCTTCTTTGGGTTACTTGTCCCTCCCTCAGCTTCTGCTTTTTCTTGTAGGATGATTGTGAGTTCTCGAATATATCCGAAATACTCTCGATAGTCCATCTCTTTGAGCGCGTGCCATGTGAGACCTGGATAGTGATAGAGCAGCCTAGCCCGCATCTTCATCGGGTCATACGGTTCTAAGGTTGTACTTGACTGCTCGGAGCCATCTAACCTGGCTTTCGTGGCTTGTGCTTGGGCTCTCAGCAGACGAGCCGTGTCTAAATCGCCCTCATCCTCGCATTCATGCGCCTGCTCTAGCGCGTTCTTGATCTCTTGTGGTCCCCAATCGCAGTCAGGATCTATTGGGACGCTATCAACGATAATAGGAGAACTTACCCCTCTTGCGTTGTACTTCCTTCGGTCGAGGGATTGGTATTCTGTGGGGGGTTCTCCCGATTGAAAAAACGCGTAAACAAGGCCATAATGCGGTCACCATCCATACTTTCTCTCAGTGCCTTTTTTGTCATGAATGGTTCGCTGATCTGCCAGCACTTCAACACCAGTTCTGTCATGTGGTCTAGCTGATCTTTGCTAGGCATACCTCCCTCAAAGCCATTCATGACCTCAATAGCCTCATGGTAAGCATCTACAGGTACAATGTTCTTGATCTTGGCAGTTCGTGTACCTGCTACCTCGCGACCCATGTATTGCATGCCTTGCTCGTCTAGGAATGGATTGCCTTCGTCATCGGTAATACCATATTCGCGATAGTGGAATATCTTGACATGAATGACCTCGTTTAAGACTTCATCCATGTTGACGGCTTGCGGTACTTGCTGTTTAGGAGAGGCTTTCAACTCCTGAAATGATGCCTCAATTGCTCCATTGTTCATCTAGTATGCTCCATACTGTGTATTTGTGAGCGTCGTCTGTAGCTTATAGGCATTATTTGGGCCAGATCCGCCGGGAGGAACAACGACGCTTGTGCCTTCTACATCGAGATCCCAGTGCTTGCCATCCTCTTGTGGATCAGGGAAAGGTGAGTTCGTGTAGCCGACTGTGAGTACGTTGTATGCAAGCGTGTTGAGGGTATCCGGCTGCGTAAAGAGTGCATTAAAGCTGCCTAGTCCTACCTGAGTAGAGTCTGTGGTACCTGTCTTGCTTCCATAAAATGTCTGGTAGATTGCTGAGAAAGCAGTCAAAATGAGCGACCATTTGAGCTTGACATCGAGCTTGCCAAAGATCAAACAGGTAGGATTGAGACCTTCACCTTGCGTGTCGTCGTCCAGGTTGTTTGAGCGTTCAATGCTGAATTTGCGCAAAGCCTGTGCTGTACTGTTGCCATCTACGGTGTAGGAACCTTGATAGAAGATGAAAGGACCGTGCTGCTCAAGAGTGACTGTGGCTGGTGAGCCTTGGACAGTCGAGACAATGCCAGTCATCTCGATATCATCCATAACAAGCTTGCCATGCTCGCCAGACACCGTGTATTTGTCAACCTTACAGGCTTTGACTCTGATGGCTGTTCCACCTGCACTAAACTGGTTCGCAAAGCCAGCCTCTACCGTGACATAGTTCCCCTCATACTGATCAGTGAGCACGTGAGATGCTTTACTCTTCACGACGCCACTATTGGCATGCGCTAGCTTGAGGTGGCCGCCATTGTAGCTACTATCGACTGCAAGCGTGAATGGATCGGAGCCACCTGTAGCGGGAATAGTGAAAATAGCTATCTCTTCTGTAGCGGTTCCAGGCTCTAGCACAAGCGCGATGGTCCCAGAGCCTGTAAGGCCTGTATTGCTATGGACAGTGACTGAGGTTGCATTAGCAAGTGTGGCACCTGCCAGGGTCGTAGCAACCGTTGGCGCTGTATAGTTGTCACTGCCCACACCTTGCGCCCACTTCTCAAAATTGCCACGCTCATTTGGTCGCAGCGATCCCATAAACTTGATTTTGACCTTCTGGCCATTCTTGATGAGCAGCGTTGTACGTCTACTGCCATCGCCTTCCTCAACTTCCTCAAAAGCAGGCTCTATGGAAACTTTGGTACCATTTTTCCACCTTGGGAAGATAGAAGGCGCTACAGGTGTATCAGGGCTGGATTGCTCTGCAAAGCCAATATAAAAGTTATTTCCTTTAAACGGAGTGAGAGTGGCCATTAGCTTTGCTCACTTTCTTCCTGATTTGTCTGTAGAGCAGGAACATCTTCAGAATGTGACTCAATAATAATCGTTTGGGATACTTCTTTCGGCTTTTCCTTCTTCCCTGTCCTCTCGCACCGTTTCAGTACCTTTTCGAGAGGCTCTACAGGCTCAAAGTCTCTTCTTCCTTCGTGCCATTCATACCCGATATCTAGCAATTCTGTCTCTTCCTTGCCAGCGTGCTCAGGTTTGACGACCTTCCCCAGTCCGATGTACTGAGACGGCCTATTGCCTTGGGGATCGTGCCATAGCGTCTTACCATAGATATCCTCATCCCGCATGAGCATCTCGTCCCCCGGCTCAAGACTGAGGCTTCCCCGTCGCGTGCCATCTACATTGTAGTAAGGCATTCCTTCCCTGAGTCCTATGCCTATGCCCTTATATCGAGCGGCTACGAGCCCCTCTGGTATGTCTGGCATGCTGTAGCACCTTTCTATACTCCATATGGGAGTATGTTGTATGTAAGCGTCATTGTTCGCTTTATGAGTGATAATCCCGGAAGTGCATCATCTAATTGACCATCGTATGGAGAGAGCATAATCTTTTCTATGCCTATGGCATGATTTGCACCACCGTAGTCGATAGCATCATTCTCTTCCACATTTGCTTTCATGCGCTCTAAATCAGCAGCCATATCCGCAAAGATCGTGTCTAGATCCTCAACTAGCCCGCTCCATTTTGAGTAATATTCCACATTGATATCAAGCGTTCCTGAGTAGGATCTTTGCGACTCTAGAGAGTAGGTTTGCTGCCCTGACGAGAGATTCACTGCCGACGTAGGCGTATCCTGCTTCAGTGTGAGATACATCTTGTACTTCTCTTGAAGGAAGATAAGCTCACTCCCTGTACCTGATTGACTTAAAGATGCTAGCTGTGTATCAGTAGGTAAAATGGTTTTTATAGTAGTCATAATTGCTATATCTGTATTTGGGTTATTTGCATCTCTAAGTGACATCTAGACACCCCACAAAATGCTTTGTATCGCTTGTGCCGCTTGTTGCATCTCAATCTTTACCACATCAGGTGCTTTCGCGATGATAGGTTTTACAAAGTCCTTGCCTTTTATGCCTCGCACACTTCGCACAGGATGATTTGCCCCTGGCCAGAACAAAGCCCTTTTTGTGAGCGGCTTGATAACTCCCTTGCCTACATAGATCCCGGTTCCGAGTGTGACGTATTGCAATTTGAGAGGTTGGTTGGTCTTCAGCTCAAGTGTTGCTCCCGAGTTGCTCTGTGTAGCTTGAGCAGAAAATGACTTTGCTAATGGCCCGCTCGCATCCCCAGGCGGTGGCGGTCCTGGATTTTTGCCACGTGGGGCTGCGCTTGAGAGTTGTTGCGCAAGCGTGTCACCAGCTCGTTGAGCCGCTTCTGTGGTTATCTTTGGTAGCTCAGAGCGAGCCTTACGAACGCGCTCTATGAGCATGTCGAGGCCATTGGTGTTGCTCTTGAGTATCATCCTCTGACTCCACTGACTTCAACTTCATCGTAAACAGCAAAAGAGCGAGGCTTGAGTCCTACCTGCACTTCCATCTTCTGGCCTTTGACCGTGATGATATCCCCCTCCTGTATGTCTGAATTGAGAGGGAAGAGCACAGGCCATGTGACCACGTTGACTCCTTGCCAGCCTTCAAAGTCTCGGGACCGTGCAAATTGCCTCGGTGGCTGCACCAAACAGGGAGACGTGCCAATAGACGTCAAGGTTGTCTGTCCATTGCTCACACTTGGCCTCTCAATGGTGGCTGTGTCTACCATGCCAAGAGTCTCAAGCAGGTCTGCGAACACTTGCATCTGCGCATCTGTGAATATTGGCATGAGCTACCTCGTTTCAGAACTGCTGATAATAGGGAGACAAGTCTGCGAGTATACGAGGCGGAACACTTATATCATCACGTCTCATTTTGACCGTCCTAGGCTTGGCTTGCATTCTGTACGTCTTGGCAAGCTTTTGCAAAGCATCAACCCCTTGAGAGCGCCTGAACGTCTGGCCGCCAACTACCACGTCGTACTCGAGGACTACTTTTGCAGCCCAGAATTCTAACAGATCAGCTGCAGCCGCATGCGGATCGAACACTTTGCCAGTCGCATACACTGGCGGGAGCTGCCCGGGTGACGTGCCATTCACAAAAGGCGTGAGTTGAAATTGAAAGTACCCCGTGATGTAATCAGAGGCTGCAGGCGTGATAACCTTCCAGAAATTACCGGATAAGTCACCTTGCAGTACAACATCACTTTCCCACCAGTGATAGCGGCTATGATAGTCTGCATACACCCACTCAGCTTGATTATTTGTGCTTGCTGCATTTACAATAGCGGGAGCCTCTTTTAGCATCTCATAGCGGACGTCATCGCGGCTTGCGTCTAGTCTGTCCTGTATTTGTTGATCCGTGAACTGTGTCACCGTCGTCCCCGGCTCCGGGTTCGGGTCGTTGATCATTGTCCTGACTAGCGCTATCAGATCCGCCATCGTTGTTCTGACTGTCATCGGGTGCTTCCTCTGATATTTCAGTCTCTTGTGGCATGCGAGGATCTGCTATCTCGACAGCTCCCTCCCCAAGAAGCCGCTTGATATGATCCTCGTTGAGCACAAGCTCTTCACGTCCGCTTGATAGTCTCATCCACATACTAGACACTCCCAGGGGCCATGAATGCGGTTATCGTGCCTGTAGCGCCACTCTCAAAGTCAATGTTGAGCGAGCCATCGGCCTGCATAAAACGCGCTATCTCAAATGGCCCCAGCCACTTTACACCTGTGGTAGCTGGTACCTGAACGGTCAAATCGCCCACGCTTGCACGAAAAGAAGGCGGATTAGCGCCTGCTCTAACAATGGTATTCTTACCGGCTCCGGCTGTGTTCGCTACTCTCAAGATCAACTTATCGAGATGCGGCCCACTTGGAATGGCGGTAGTAGTGATTGCTACATTCATACCATTGGCCTGATCTATGGCTGTACCTGCAGGATCGGTCAGGCTGCCATTTGCCACAAGGTTGCTGAGAGGTAAATTTGTTCTTGCCATGTGTTTTCTTCCTCCTTATGGCTTTTGTAGATAGGCAACAGCGATAGCATCAGGACGGATAGTTTTAGCCCCATAGAGCATGAGCCCTTTTACAGCATCTCCGAACCTGCGTTCTGGCCTGTACGCCACGACTTCACGCAAGCCCTCTGCTTTTGTGAGACCCATGCTATGGCCAGCGAAAAACACATCTTGAGAGCCGGAAGCACCGACTGTTCCGCCGATATGAGGAGCATTCAAGCTCTCGTAAATGTCCATATTCTCAATCTTTCCAAGGTATGCATCGCTTGCTTGCCCGGCTGACGCGTCAAGCTTTCCAGTCAGGATAGTGAGCCGTGCATCAGGAGTGTTAAAGCCTGTGAAACGTGCATCCTGAGTGAGATGCGATTTACCCCAAGGTGGTATAACACACCATCGCCCCTGCTTAGGTATCTTGGCTTCAGTGAGCTTCTGAGAGAGAGTAACGAGGTAGTCGTAGAGCGTTGTCCCAGCACCGATGTTTGCAGCGGTTGGAACAGATACAACTGTGGGGGAACCAGAAGAACCAACAAGATTAGCGGCTGGAGCATCTACATAGAAGCCTGCATAGTACTGATCTTGTGTGTCTGCCATCTGGTAGCCGGCATCAGACATGGCCTGCATCATGACCTTTGGCTTGCTCTGTGCCTTGTCTACATCATCGATGAGGAAGTTGTATGATTTGGCCTGACTGATCGTGAGCACTGTCTGCGCATCGGTCAGGGCTTGGGGAGATGTTATATCAGTGTCTTTGACGTAGTTGCTAATAGTTACCTGACTGATCGAACTAATTCTTACCGTATCGCCATATGCGCTGATTTCACCTTCGTAATCGGAATTGAACAAAGCTCCGAATACTTGGTTCTTGCGCAAAGCGACAATCATAGAATCGGCCCAAATCTCGGGTATAAACGAGTTGAGGGACATAGATGGATCTCTCCTATCATCTCCAGCCTAACATGCAATCACACTAAGCAAGAGATACAAAAGATTTTGTTATTTAACGCGGCCCAGGGTTACTTGACATCCACTGCTGAATTTCTTCACGCCTTGCTCTGTACTGCGAGGGATCTTTCATAGCCATTTCTGAAATGGCTTCCCAAGAAAGCTGCTGTGATGAACTAGTAGAGCGGCTCGGATTGGTAGCACCTCCGCTCGTCTGAGCTTGCTGCTTGCTTACGAGCCATGTTCGTTCTTTCACCAGAGTCTTTAGCAAAGCTTCAATGTTGACTGGAGATCCGCTATCGTCATACTCAATTTGAGATGCGTCTAGAAGCTTCTGAGCAGCGTCCAGGTCAACAATGTTGAGCTTTTGACCATGCTTGAATACTTCGTTGGTGACTCGTAGCTCTTGCGTTTGACGTACGGCATTCTCACGTTTTTCCTGAAGGTCTGCAAGCTGCTTTTCCAGGTTCTGACGTGTAAGCTCCTGCTTCTGCTCTGTCGTGAGCTTCTCAGCTTCCGTCTGCTCTTTGAAAGTCTTCAATTCGGAAGCAAGCTTTTCAGCGTCTTTGAGTCTCTGGCGTAGGTTGGTCGATTCAGAGCGTATCTTTCTTGCCTCTGCAAGGGATAGCATGTCTTCTTGACTGTCACCCGCATGGGGATCTGTCGTGGTTTTTGTAGCCGCATCGGGCTGTGGGGTCTCAGTGTCACCCGCATGGGGATCAACTAGAGGGGTATTTGCATCTTCTGGCATAAGTGTAAACTATTCCTTTCCTGATGTCAATGGGTTATCATTACAACGGATTTTCAATGAAAGCCTAGGCTAATAACAACGGCGATAAGAGCTAGGATAGCTACAATGACATAAAATACGAACCTAGCCCAATCGCGTGCTAGTGCTGAGCCTATGGCAATATCTCCTGAACGTACAAGGACAAAAAGGAGAATAATGAATAGTGGCTGTAAGAGTGTAGACATTAATATCCACCTTTCCCTTTCGACTTAGCTTTCTGCTTTGTCTTCTTGTTCATGTTGCTCACTTACTTCTTTCAATACACTATCTATTTCTACGCGACTTTTACTTAATGTGCGTATCATCGTAAGAAACGCTTTAAGCTCTGGTGTCTGCATATACATCCCATTCCCTTTGCCGTCTGAGAAATGCAGGCTGTTTGACACGCTTTGATATTGAAGAATAGCCGTATGGCCAGGACAACCTTGAGGACGGCAATCATCCCAACATCGATAATGATGCTCTAATTTCGTATCGCTCATTCAGGCTCCTTTGGCAGTTCGGATCTAGGCTCATATCGAC